AACTTTAGCTTCAATGAGTGGATCTTGCAGAATACTTAATACTCTCTTGCTATCTCTACCATTTTGTATGAAATCGTATATCTTTGTTTGAATAAAGTCAATTTTAGTATTAGGAGATACTGGTCTACCTTCTAATACTTGAAGTAGATATCTAAGCTTATCAAAGTTATCTTCAATCTTACCAAACTCTTTAACAGCTTGCATAGAAAGAGACATCTTAAGTTTAGCTCTATTAACTTCAGTATCTTGACCTACTATAACAAATTGATATGTTGCTTTAGGATGGTCTTCAAGTTCTTTCATTGAAGGTGCAATGTAGTTCTTGTTTGCTAAAAGTATTTTATATCTTATATAATCCTCAGGATTACTTAAATCCAAATGTAAATCATCTTTTGTAAGTGTTACTGAATTAACACAGCCTACATTAGAATCATCCCAATAGTTGTTTGTAGTTTTATAAATACTTAAAGCATTATACTCTAAACCCATAATATTCTCAAGAAATTCTTTTTCGTTATCTGTAAGAATATTAACATAAGCACCATTTCGAAGTACAGGAACTACAAAAGTTCTTCTAGCATTCTCAGCTAAACCACCATATAAGATATGTCTAGGGTCTGTAACCATACCAGTTTCTTTTGGTATATGTCTTACAATAACCTTCTCATTCCTTAAACAAGATACCAAACTATGACTAGTTTCATGTTTAGTTGGTTGTGGTTTAGGTTTTTGTTCTACTTTTGGTTCTTCCTTCTTTACTTCTACCATAGGAATCTCATCCAAATCTATATCAACGATCTCTTTTTTACTACTCTTTTTTGCCATTTTTCTCCCAATTAATAATTAATAAAAAATAAAGGAGGGAGGGTTTCTCCCTCCTTATAATTCATTTAAATCAACCTTGCAAAACTGCAGGTATCAGTGATAAGGTTCTAGTAGGATCTAAAACACATACACCAAGTGCAGCATATCTATGGAAGATTGCACTATCCTCATCAAATGACATGTGTGGATTACCAAGCTGTCCAGTGAAAGGATTACGCAGACCCCATTGATAACCTCTGATGTCTTCCTGACCCTTAATCTTGCACTTGAAGATATTAGGCTGGTCCATAGTACCAATATCCATAATATCAAATCTGTAAGACATAGCAGGACCACCAAGAGGATGCTGAATCTTATTTCTAACCTCATCATCATACCAAGGATCAACCTCAACTCTAACAGTTACATTGTTAGGAGCTTTGTACTCAGTAATCTGATAACCATAGCTGAGAGCATTGCTGTGTAACTCTGAACTAGTTCTTTGAACAATCTTAGTAGAATTGTTGTCATAAATAAATTGAGTCCAACCACTCAACATATCATTAGCTGCCTTGTGGAATAAAGCTGCACCACGCTCACCAGTTTTTATAACAAAGGTTCTCTCACCCATACCTAACTTACTTACAGAAATATCATACAATGCTCTCTCAAGTAACTTAAGGCTGAAGTGATTGTAGTAATAAGTGTTAGCTACTTCCATCTGCTCAAGCAGACCAGCACCCATCTTAATTACATTACCAGATTTACCAATGTTCATGTACTCACCATTCTTATTGCGGTTGCTTCTACCAAACATTACAAGGTTATCCTTATACTCTTGGAATTGTAACTCAAGCTCCCACTCTACATAGTGCATCCAGTAGTTAGAAGTATCCTTCTGCATCTTACCATTAGCATCACGCTTAACCATAGGAATACTCATAGCAAGCTTCTTGTTAAGCATTGAGCCAGGAACCTTGTGCTAAATTCTTACTCTAGAGAACTCATTTCTCATAGATACAGGAGTAACAAATCTGATATCACCAACTCTACGAGAAAGCTCTTTCTCTACAGGAGCATACTCAATAGTGAATCTCTCACCAACAAGTAATCTCTCAGCAGGAATACCATCAGTATTACCACCCATTAACTCAACACAGTAAACAGCATTAGTACCTTCAATCTTTGGATCACCTAAGATTCTCATAGGATAAATCTCATTGAGATTACCTACAATTACCTCACCATCAGCAAACCAATCCTCACCAAATACTAAGTAGAATGGTTCAGTATTAGCACCTACATTATCTGCATCAGCACTAGTAATAACAGTACCATCTATAGTTCTGGCTTCAATCAGAGGAATACTACGTCTTGCAGATCCTATGATATCCCAAGTGTACTCATCATCACTCTCAAACTCTTTGGTAGGAAGTGAATTAACAAAGCTAGCAAGCTTACCACCATTCTGATAAGCTAACAATCTAACCATTAACTGCGATGCCTTCTAAGGCATAGATTGATAAATTGCACTTATATGGTTGTCTTTAGTGACCGAGCCTCTCCAACCTTGGAAGCCCATCATTTGGAATTTACCTAATTTTCCAGCCATAAAAATTAATTTTTACTAGTTATTATTATAAATCGATATCCCATCCTCTAAATGAAGTTTCAGGAGACTCATTCATAAGTTTAAGACTACCACCAAAAGACTTTGAACTATTTCCTCTTAGTGTGTGTTCTAATTCTCTTAAACCTTTGTTGACTTCTTTTCTTACTTTGTTTCTCATTAAAGCATTGAAGTCTTTGAATCCGTTAGTTAATGTATAAGCTAAACTGAAATTTTTTAAAAATTCTGTTCTATTTTCATTAGAATATTTCTACAATGCTGTATATTCAACACCTGTTTTTGGATCAGTATAGATTGGTTTGAATATATTATCTAATACTTGTTTTCTAGTTTTCTTATCTACTGTAAAATCTCCAAAAACTTTCTCATCTTCCATTATAGATTTTGACAGTTCTTCAAACTGTTGTTTCTATTCTTCTTCATAAGCTTTTTGTCTAGCTTTATTTGAATCGATTTGTGTTTGATATTGTGTTCTATAAAAGTCTATGTTACTTTTCAATGCATCTATAGCATCATCAATATCAGTACCAGCATTAATAGATTTATTAACTTCTTTTTCTGCTTTTTGTTGAGAATAACCACGATTTATTAAATCTTGATATATTAAACTTTTTCTAAAGTTTTCCATATCTTCGGTTTCTTCTCTTAACTGTTCCTCTGTAACACTTGTTAGTTGTTTGATAGTATTCTCATACATTTTTATACTATCAATAGGAACATTAGCATTTAAAGCTTCGTTAATACGCCTTTCAGTTTCACTTAATCCATTATCAATCTGCTTTTGAATTAAATCTTTAAAATCATCAGCGCTTTTAACTTCATTGTTGTCATCAAGGTCTGGGAAGATACCTTCTTCTTTCAGAGCTTTGGCAATGGAAGAGTAGAAGTTGGGAGAAGTACCATTCTCTGAAGAATCAGTATCTTCCTATCCTCCTTGTATGTCATCTTCACTACCTACGCTCTCTGGTTCAAATATATCATCTATATTAACCTCAGTAGTATCTTGTTTATCATCATTATTATCTACAGTTTTCTCAGTAGTTTGTTGTTCTTCTTGAGATTCTTCTGTAGTATTATCATCACTATCGCCTGTATACTTATCAAATAAGGTATCAACCTCATCACCTGTAAGTATATTATTTAAATTTAAACCTTCCATATTTAACTTCTATTTGTGAATATTTTATGCAAAGATATTATAAATGCAAGTAAAAATAAATACCTTTAGTTTTTTACTTTCATTTTATAAGTATATCAGTTATGATATCATATATAACCATACATAAATTACCCATCAAGGTAGCCTTTTCTTCGTCATCTGTAATATCATAATACTCAGATATATGAGTAACTAGATGATAAAACTCATGAGTTACTGTATTTAATGCTTCTTTATTTTGTGATGCTTTACTTACTACAATAATACTAGTCTATTTTTTCTTATTGGAATATGTTAATCCTATATTCTTATTGCAAGTTTCTAAGTTATCTAATGCTTCGTATATAATATAATCTGGACTATCCAGATACTCCATATACTCTATAATAGATTTATTGTTGGAGCAATCACACTCCAACAATAATATCACATCCCAATCATATTTCTCTATGTGGATTCTTTTTTCAATCATAGCATTTCTTCCCAATCAATTGGTATACCTTTTTTACACATGTCAGCATACCATCTATTAAATACAATACCATCATACCCATCTTCGTCATCAATAGCATCTTTAATATACATAAGCAAATGCCTCTCATCCGCTATACTACTTCCTAAGAAATCTGCTTTGCCCATGTTTGCTACATATACATGGTCATATAATACATTGTTTTCCAGCTATATCCCATTGTTTTTAAGTAATATATCTATTTGTTGTTTATTGTATGGTGTAATTCTTTTGCCATTCTTGTACATCATACTAACAGCATATTCACACATCTTCTTATTAAAGTGCCATCCATTATGACTAAGATAGTTAGCCATCGCCTCAGGTATTGGATCATATACATCTAAACTCTATCTTTTCATAATAATTGAAATTAACAAAGGGGAGGGTATACCTCCCCTTAACATTAATACCTTCTCATGCCATATCTAGAACCATAACCATGTCTGAAGCCATATTCCTCTTCATCATCGTCATACTTCTTCATATGCTTTCTCTGAGATAATTCACCATCTTCAAAGATACTCTTTAAGCACTCAATCTTTTTCTCTATTACAGAGATAGCTTCCATGCCCTTACCAAACTTCTCATCAGTCAATTCTAAAATTATCATAGCTTTACTTTTTAATTAGTTCATA